ACAAAAGAAAGCTGATGTATTTTCAAGACGTCATAATTTTTCAGCATTAATTCAAATAATTAAAGATGAAAATCAACCAGAACTTGAAGGAAAAATAATGGCTTATCGTTTTGGAAAGAAACTTTGGGAAAAAATTAATTCTGAGATGAAGCCTATATTAGGCGAACCTCATAATCCTTTTGATCTTTTAACAGGTAAGGCATTTGCTTTAATTATTACAAAAGTTTCAGGATATAATAATTATGATCAATCAAAATTCTTGGACCAGGTTATTCCACTTTGTATGCCAGATGAAACAGGAAAACTTGACACAATTAAACCAGATACTGATAAAAGTATAGTATTCAATTTTCTTAAAGAGAATTCTCCAGATTTATCTAAGTATGCTTTCAGAGAGTGGGATTCAGATACATGGGATTATGTTAATGGTGTTATCACTGCAGTAACTGGACAAGCTCCAGCTCCAAATAATATGGCAGCTGTTAATGAAACAATTCAAAATAGTAATCCTACTCCTCAATCTGAAGCTTCTGGAATTACTTCAGAAGAAATTTCTTTAGGAGGAATTGATACTGATTCTAGTCAACCAAACATGAGTATGCCTGATATAGATCTTCCTAATCTTCCAGATGTAGGAGGAATTACAGGTGACTTGGATGATGTATTAAAGAATCTTTAAAAAATGTCAAAAGAATCAAATAAATTAATAGGAGAGATGGGTTTTGATTCATCTCTCCATAATTCTTTTGATACACAATTATCTCCAAGTGAACTTAAAGAAAGGTTAATTGAAAAATTGCAACCTATTTTAGACAAACACTTTATAGGAAACTACCAAAAAACTAAGATTCAACCACATTTAGATAGAATTTCTTTTGCTTGCCCATATTGTTCAGATTCTGCACAAAGTAATCATAAAAAGCGCGGAAATTTTATTTTAACAGGAAAATTTAAAGGATATTTTAAATGCCATAATTGTGGTGAATTTAAGCAAATAACAAATTTTTTTAAAGATTTTAAAATTGAGTTAAAACTAGATGCTATAAATTATTTAGTTGACAATTTAGGTGATTTTCGAACAGATTTAAACGCTAAATATGACATGTCTATATTCTTAGATATGAAGCATGTAGAAAAATATGCCATTGACCGGCAGGAGTTCTTACAACATTTTGGACTTGTAGAAGTCAAGGATTCTTCTGTCTGGTCATGGTTATGTAACCGATTACAATTTAAAGAAGAGAAATTTTTATATCATCCGTCTAAGAATTATTTATTAATTCTAAATTTAACTCAAGGTGGTAAAATTTTAGGAGCACAAAAGAGATTATTTAAGGGATATAATAGATTTGAGTCATATAAATTATCAAAATTATATAATTTAATGAATAAAAAATTAGATGTGAATGAAGAACAACTAGATTTTTTAGATACACTTTCTATGATATTTAATATTTGTTTATTAAATTTTAATAAGCCTGTTATTTTACAAGAAGGTCCTCTAGATTCATTTTTACTACAAAATTCTATTGCAAATACAGGTGCGAATAAAAAATTACCAATAGATATACCCGTTTTATATTTATATGATTTTGATGAAACAGGTATTAAACAATCTGTTAAACATTTATCTAATGGCGATAGTGTATTTTTGTGGTCAAGTTTCCTTCAATATCTGAACGCACCTTATAGAAAAAAATGGGATATTAATGATATATTCATTTGGACAAAGAAAAACAATAAAATAATTCCAAATATTTTGAATTATTTTTCATTAGATCCTTTGGACATTATCGATATATAATAATAATGGCAAAAGAATTAAAACTAAAAACAAAAATAGTACATTCGTTTGAAATTGATGATGAAATGGAAGATTTAGAATTTAATATAGAACTTCCAAAAATTAAGACTAAAACGAAAACTATAATTGTTAATGTTAAAAAACATAAAATTAAATTAGATGCCTCAACAAGACTTTTTTAATATAAATCCAGATGTTGCTAAAAAAGAAACATTAGAAGAAAAATTTTCTAAAGAAAGATTAGAGTGGTCTGAAAAAATTGCCCAGATGTCTAATCAGATGAAAAGTGTAATGAAAGTTGCAGAACTTATGACAGATATTTATACCCAACGTCAAAGATGTATTGAATATTATCATTATTTAATTTCTATTCTTATTAAAATTAATAAAGAATATAAAAAACAATATGATGAACGATGGATACATTGGACTCATAAAGCTAATATTAGATATCCAAATGAAACACAAAAAGGAAATAAAATTCAAACAGAACTAGCTGATATTTTAGAAAAAAGAGAATTGTTAGAGAACCACTCAAAGTTTATAGAAAATACAAGAAATACTCTAGATAATATAATATATGCTATTCCAAAAAGAATAGATATTGAAAAAATATCTAGAGGAAGTCTTTAATATAAATTTTGCGTGAATATATAAAATAAAATATGAATTTTATATATATAACAACAAATTTAATAAATGGAAAACAATATGTTGGTTCTCATAATGGAGATAAAAATGATAATTATATAGGATCAGGTAGATTAATCTTAAAGGCTATTAAAAAATATAATAAAGAAAATTTTAGAAGAGAAATATTAGAAGAATGTATTCCCACCGATAATTTAATTTTAGAAACAAAATATATTAAAGAATATAATACACTTATTCCTACTGGATATAATATAAGTCCAAGTGGCGGACATGGATTAAGAGGAAAGGTATCAGAAGATACAAAACAGAAAATAAGATATAAACAAAAAGGGAAAAAAAAAATATCTTATTTTATTGAAAAATATGGAGAAAAAGAAGGAACAAAAAAATATGCTGTGTGGGTAGAAAAAGTAAAATTTCCGGTTGGTAATATTCCATGGATTAAAGATAAAAATCATTCTAAAGAGTCAAATGAAAAAAATAGCCAATCACATTTAGGAAAAAAGAATTCTGAAGAAACAAGAAGAAAAATAAGTGAAAGTAAAAAAGGTAAATTATCTCCATTAAAAGGGAAGACATATGAAGAAATAAATGGAGAAGAAATTGGAAAAAAAAGGAGACAGAAACAAGGATTAATAAGAAAAGATAAACCACACACAGAAGAAACTAAAAGAAAAATGTCTAACTCTCATAAAGGAAAGAAATTAAATTATGATGTTTGGAATAAAGGAAAAACTAAATTAAATATAACTCCTAAAATAATAAAAGAAATTAAAGAATTAAAACAAACAGGTTTAACTCAAAAAGAAATAGCATTGAAAATGAATTATTCTATATCAACAATTGCTAGAATGTTAAATGGTTTTTATGATAACAAAAAACAAATATAACTAAAGAAAATGATATCAAAATTTAGATTACAAATAACTATTACTTTATTTGAAAATAGTAAAACCAACTTTATATAAAGATGCAAAGAAATTTCAAAAAGCTTGTAAAAGTGAAATTGTACAAGATGCAATGAAACAAGCTTTAGAGACTGTAATTAAAAAAGTTATAAATGAAAATGAAAATACAAAGAACTGATAGTGAAGTAAAACATGCTCTCATACAAATAGAAAGAGATAAAGCTTACGAAGATATTAAAAAAGCCGATGAAGTTTTAGACAGAATAAGATCTCAATGTGACCATCCCAAAACTGAATTATGTACATATTCGTACAAGGCCAGGACAGTATTGGGAAAACACAGAAATATGTTCTATTTGTGGGAAGGTAATAAAAATTTCCTGGATTTAATTCAGATTCTAGTTTGTTTAAATATCAATATGCCCAAAATAATGAAGGTTAATATTGGAATAGTTGGTTCCAGAATATATGCTAACAAAATTAAAGTAGAAGAGGCAGTAAATTTATGTATACAGAAATATGGGATAGAACGAATCATAATAATAAGTGGAGGAGCAAAAGGAGCAGATACTCTTGGAAGAGAAGTAGCACTAGAAAAGGGACTAAAGTACAGGGAATACAATCCTGCTCATACAGCATGGAATCAATACAGCGGGAAACCTAAAGATTTTTATGGAAAACAATATAATATAGGGCAATTTTTTGAAAGAAATACATTTATAGCAGAAGATAGTCATTTATTATTTGCATTTATTCCAGAAGGACATCAAAGTAATGGAACTCAAGATACCGTTAGTAAAGCAGAAAAATTAGGAAAGATAACTTATATAATAAACTAAATAAAATGAAAATTGGAGATTACATATATGATCCTATAGAAAAAATTCATGGGATTATAAAAGATATGACAGATATTCATAATATCCTTGTGGAATTTGACTTGGGTGGAAGCGGTTTATATTGTTTAGATCCTTCATGTGATGAATTTGATAAAGGCTTGAAAATAATAACGAATGAAACTTAAAATTACATCTAACAAGAAATTTTTACAAGTAGTATCATGCACACAAAATGAGATTGAACAAATTGAACATTCTCTAACAAAAAAAGTAAATAATTATTATATAATTCGTAAAAAAATTCCTCACTGGGATGGTGAAATTAAATTCATAGATAGTTATCAAAGAATTCCAATTGGTTTGTGGGGTGAAGTTTCTAATATTGCTAAGAAAT